CGCCCCGCACTTGTAAAATCTCTGTGAGGGGTAGGTTTCGAGTGCCATGTTTGTTACCTCCTCCGGTCAATGCCGGTGATTTTCATTTATAGACTTCTCCAATCGCCCCGGATGTGAGCGATGAATCGCTGGTTGAAATAGCCGTACTTCTCGTCATGCTCTATTTCGAGCGCGTCGATGGTGACGACCGCGCCCAGGGCCCCGAGAGACCCGGCGGCGACGCTCGATGTGTCCGCATCGATTGCCGTCCGCACGTCGCGGATGCACCGTTCGAGTTTCGTAGTCGTGTCGCCCGCCTCGCCGTCGCACGCGCCCTTGATGATTATCGCCAAGTCCTCCGTAAACTGATGATTTATATTGGACTTAGGAGACCCCGGGGACGACTCGTACTCAACCATATAGAACGGGAACTTGAGAACTTCGCGCTCGTGGACGACCTGTTTCACGACATCGGCCGCCGTGTACCAATAGCCTTCGCCCTGGCGCATGGCCTTGAGGACGGTAACGACCCGCTCGATGATGAGGAGGCGTTTCGGTTCGGCTGACGGGAAACTCATGCGTTCTCTCCCATTACTCCGGCCATGTTCTCGGCGACTTGATAGATGAAGTCGGAGTCCATGTAGCGGTCAAGCTCGGGCAACTGCTCGAACATCGGGCGCGAGAACCAGCGCGTCGGCGGCAGGCGGACCCATTTGGTCAGGAAGAACAAAGGGGTGATTCCGCCGCGCCGGGAATTCTCGCCGCCCCGAACCTTCTTCCAATTCTCCATGACGAGGAGCAGGTTGCCGGATTTCGTTCTGATGAAAAAAGAATGCCCTTTATAGTCCGCCGCCCTGCCCTTGACGCCGGGAAAGGGGATGGTCAGGTACTGCTTCGTGCGCGGGAAGATGTCTCCGCCTTCATCCTGAATCTTCGCGTACTTGACATCGGTCATCTTGCTGACGTTCGTCCCCACGGTGAGAATGTTCCCGGCCATCTTCATGCCGACGGCCCGGGCGAGTTGTCCCGTCTTCCGGCCCCTTGAGCCCTTCATCCCGGCGGCCGAGCGTTTGAGTACAAGGACAGTCTCCGAGCCCCAACGTTGGAGGCACTTCCGGGCGGCTTGCGGCGTTTTTGCGAGCGTCGCCGTCTTTGCCAGAGCCCCGGACAGGTCGATCTTGATTTCCATTACAGGCTCATTCTCCGGTAGCGTTTTAGGACCGCTTCGACGTCTGGAAGCAATCCCGGGTCGACGAGACTCACGCTTCCGCCGCCTCCGATCGAGCGCGAAGTCTCGCCCCACTCGCTGAGTTTGTTCGTCTGGTATTCATAAGCGCATTGCTTGAGGCATTTCAGGACGATATCGCCGGGGATGGTCGCGTAGCCGAGGAGGACGGACGTGATCTTGATCGTCTTCGGCCCCTTGAGCCAAACGCCCGTCGGCTCGTGCAGTTCCGGCCAGGTCGAGCCCACCTTGCGCAGATAGGCGTCCTCGTCCGAAGTGTAGAGAACGAAGTCCTCGTCAAGACCCTCAACGAGAAGCGTATCGTCCTCATAGACCCCGGTGAGTGTTGCGGCGGGCCAGTTCGGGAGGTTCAAGATATGCTCCCCGTTCCCATCGAGGTAGAGGTTCGCGTAGGTCGCCTGCTTGAGCGTTCGCCCGCAGAAGCGGTCAAACTCCGTGGAGACGCCGTTGATGATCGTCTCGATGAGGTTCTTGGAGATGGGTGTTTCGGACTTGACGTAGCCCAGGAAGTCGGCGACGGTGATGAGCGCGTTCGCGGCAAGGGTCGTCCTGTCCGCCGCCGCCGTGACCATGACGTGACCGAGAGCGATGTTCTTCCCGCCGTCGGAGCGCGTGGCGACGATGAGGATGCTATAACCCCCTGCCGTGACCGCCGTCGCATCGCAGATGACGCCCGTGGAGTCGCTATTGAGAACAGGGTCCGCGACGGTGAGGCCCGCCGCCGGAGTGACCGTCTTCGTGGCCGAGGCGATGGTAACGCCCGTCGGCAGGTCATCGCCGTGCCACTTGAACTCTAAGGGCCACTTGCCGCCGACCGGGATTTCCCATGCGCCTGTGAGTTCCATTAGCTTCTCCTGCGGTTGATATCGAAGACACGCCTCCCCGAAGCCGTCGCCGTGCGCTTGCTCCCCTCGGCGAGAGCGGTCCTGTCAGCAGGCGTCGCAACAGCTGTGCGTTTGCTTTTCTCGGCAAGTGCCGTTCGGTCAATCGGCGTGGGCGATACCCTGTCCGTCTGCCATGCGCCCTTGACGCCGAACGCGGCAACGGAGCCTCCGCCCGTGATGGCGGCAGAACCTGAGTGTTCTTCGCCGACTGTCTGATGTCCCACGGCGACGAGTGAACCGCCGCCTGAGACAGAGGCGTTGCCCATCCCCTGCTTTGTCCCGACACCGACAAGGGAACCCGAGCCAGAGACGGCACCTGCCCCGGCCCCGCCTTTCGTGCCCGCGCCCGCGAGTGCGCCCCCGCCTGAGACCGAGGCCGCGTCCTGGCCGCCTTTGGAAGTCGCGGCCGTGACCGTCCCGTTGCCCGTGATGGCGGCGGCATCCTGGCCGCCCTTTGTGCCGACGGCTGTTATTACTCCCCCGCCGGATATCGCCGCAGACCCGGACTTGTCGTAAGTTTCTTTCTCGCCGACGGCAACGATTGACCCGCCCCCGGAAATTGAGGCGATGTCGCTTGCACCCTTCTGACCGATGGCCGCGACCGCGCCGTTCCCCGATATCGAGGCCAGCCCGAACATCGCCGCAACACCGAGTGCGACGACTGCGCCGAGGGCCGAGATAGCCGCACTTCCCTTCCCGCCCTTCTGCCCCACCGCGACTTGCGAGCCGTTCCCGGTTATCGCCGCCGAGCCGGAGTGCGCTTCCGACGTGTGATACTCAACCTCGATGGTGACGTAATCGACGTAGAGGTCACAGTCGTTCGCCGTGGCGATGAACCCGACCGCAACGCCGAAGTCCACGTCCTGAAGCATGGCCTGGGTCGGGGAAGCGGCCCAGGTGTCCGCCGCGCCTCCGAACGTGTAGACCGCCATCGTCGGCGTTGTCAGGGCAACGGGGGTAGAGGCTTTGTTGTCTCCGACGAGTGCGCCCGAAGCATCGACCAGCCGAACGTGGTCAATCGAGCCTGAGCCGTTGACATAGCAGGCGCAGACCCGGACGGTGATGCCGTCGATAATCGCCCCGGCAGGGATTTCCGAGAAGTCGAAGTTTGAGGCGCGGAGAAGATACGAGCGGACGTTCAGGTCGAACGCCGGGGCGGTGATCTGAGCGTAGCTTGTATCGTCGGCGATGATATTCCCAGGGTTCGTCCAAGTCTGGTCATCCCAGGGCGTGACAGACCACGCCGCCCCGGTCCCTGGGAAATGCGCCCCTGTCGTTGACATCTAGGTTATCGGCTCCTCAAAGGGTGTGGATAGGCGTAGGGCGCGTAGGCCGGAGGCGCGGACAGGAAGTAGTCCCGCCCGAGCTGGACGAGCGTTCCTGTGTTCGCGCATCCCGAGAAGTTCGGCGTGACGGCGGCCCCGGCTTGCGTGTTGCCCCAAATGTAAAGTTTCGCCTCGTCCGTCGACTGCCGCGTCCCCCAACCCGTATCGAGTCCCGCGCCTATCTGATCTTGTGCGGGGTAGGCGGTCGTGTTCGCGCTAGGCCAGGGATTCGTGCATGAGGTGAGGCACGTCGTCTCGTTGTCGAATTGGATGACGGTCGGGTAACCCGCCGAGAAAGTGTTGTTGTAGACGACCCCATTCGTCGAGCGGAGGAACAGGCCACACCAATACTGCCCGCCCTGAAGGTCGAACGTGTTCTCGTAAATCTCGGTCCAGCGCGGGTTCCGATAGCCGGGCGTGCAACCGCTGTGCGTTTCGAGGCCGTTGATGCCCGTGACCTTGTTGTGCCTAAAGACGACTCTCGCGCCCCCGCGCATGTTGAAGAAGATGCTGGCCGTCGCGTTCGTGATAGTGCAGTCCTCGAAGTAGACGGCAGCTGGCCCGCCCGGTGTTACGGGCTGTTGCCATGAGTAGCCGCCGGGATAGGGCATCGGCGCGGTCGTGTCGAACGGGCGAATCTGGGCGTCAATCCAAAGTGTGCGCTGGCAGTTCGTAAAGGTGCAGTTGTCGAAGACGCCGAACGTATAGCCGAGGACATCAATCTCCGTCCCAAGGACGCCGTTCTTCCACTCGCAATGGTCAACGCGCCAATCCGTCGCGCCTATCGTCTGGTAGTTGATGCGGAGCGACGGCGCCGGGCAACTATCGAACGAGAAGCCCGAAACGCGGACGGGGGAATTCGCCTCCCGCGTGTCAAGGAAAAGATAGTATCCGCCGGAGAGGTTGATGTTCGTCGCGCCGACCCCCGCCCCGATAAGGCTGATTCCCTTCGTCGCTGGAACCGTGACGTTCGATGTCCAGACGGCGTTTCCGGCCGGAACCTCAACCGTTTCGCCGTCGAGGGCCAGGTCTATCGCGGCCTGGATATCGACGGACGACGCGCTCTCCGCCCTGACCGTGTTAAAAGGGGGCTGGTCAGCTACCTCCGTAGCCGTGAGCGTTCCGTTGTAGGTGCCGACCGCGAGAAGCGCCGTGTTGATGGTGAGCGTTGCCGATGCCCCCGCCGCAATCGGGTTCGCGCTGAAGGTGTAACTGCCCTCTGCGAACCCGGCCAGGGTCAGGGTCAGGTTCCCGACATAGCCGCCCGTAGCCTGGGTCGTGACGGTGAATTCCGCTACCTTGCCAAGCGTCGCTTCCTGTGTCGCCGGGGTCACGGCCAGCGTCCAATCCGGGGACGCCGTGACGGTCAGGCTGAACGTCGCTTGCTTCGGCGAAATCTGGCCGACGGCGAAGACGACGAGTCCCGCGATGGCGAGAAAGCCGAGGAGCTTTGATAGTTTTCTCATGCGTGTCTCCTTTAGGTGTTGAGGTCCAAGTCCATGTCGGTCAGGGTGTACGTCCCCTGTGCGGCGAAGACTTCCTCCGTGACGACATCGGAGCCGTACCACGTGCCGCCCGACTCGGCCGACCAGAGGCCGACGTAGTTGACGTGGGTTCCAGCGGGGACGTCGAACACGGGGGCATTGGAGTCGTCCATCGCGCCGGACGCGGCCGCGTTCCAGGTGATGGCCTTGCGGACATAGGCCGGGGTTCCGCCCGTGACCTCGCTGGCCCCGGTGTCGCCGGGGTCGGCGGTATGGAGCGACGCAAAGACCGCCTCGGTCCCGAGGTGGTCAAGCATCGAGTTTTTAGCCGCTGTGCTGTAGGGCATTGAAGCCTCCTATTTCGTTTCCGGGGCGCGGTCGAGCATCTTGTCCTGTTCGGCCAAACCGTCCTCAATCCAACGTGTGCCAACGTGCGCGGGAACGGTGACAACCCGCCCGGGTTTCATAAACCCCCAGGCGGTGAACGCCCGCCTGAGCATTCGCACGCGCACGATAGGCGGGGAAAGGACGGAGGCCCCGAGGGGGGCCTCCTCCATGTGTTGCTGTTGCTTCTTCCTCATGTCCTGCGTCAGGGAGCGAGTTGGAGCTGGTAGAACTGGTCTCCGCCGGAGGTAGTGTTGGGCAGAAGGTAGCCGGCCCTCTGCATCCCGAGCGTGGCGGCGAGACCGTTGATGAGTGCCCCGTCTGAGTTGAAGTAGATGTCGCGGTCATTGGCGGCCGCGCCAGGGATGGCGCTCATGGCCGTTCCGAAGCACGGGCCCCAGGTCTGAATCCAGAAGTAGTAATTGGCCGTGACGGGGATGAGTGGCACCCCGACCATTGTCATCTTGTTCGTGGTTGTGAACGAGACGCACGCGTAGGGGTTGCGGTGGATGGTGACCCAGGTCGAGGCGGGGATGGTGAACGGGAGCGGGTCGTAGAGGGTGATGTGGACGTGATTGTCGGCGGCCTCGGCAGCGTCCGAGTCCTTGACCTTCAAGAACTGGTAGACGCCGCTGACGAGGTTCATGACCCAGACGTAGCCGTTCTGATAGTAGTGCGCGGCCCGCGTGTCCGTGTCCTCGATGCGGATCTTGCCCGTGTAGCCGGCGGCATACGCCTCGGCATAGGTGTTGACGGAGCACTCGACCGAGTCATTGTGACCCGCTTTCATGGCCGTGGTTGCGCCGACAGCGGCGGCCTGGGCGTAGTAGAATGTCCGGTCCTGGATCTGGAGCCGGGTGCCGATGGGGAAGTTTTGGGTCAGACTCTGCTCGTAGAGTCCCTGCCAAACTCCGCCCGCCATGAGTCCATCCGAGAGGACATGGCTTGAGAGGAGGCCGTCAGCGTTGTAATCGGGATAATAGTGTCCGGTAGGCATGTCATTTCTCCTTCATCAAGGCTCGATGAGGATTCTGATGGCGTCCGGCCAGACGACCCCAGCGGTCAGTCTGCGCGTCGCCAGGAACCCGATGAGTCCCGATGTGATGTAAAGTTCGTTGAGTTGCTTGAGCGTCATGCCTTCCCGGTCGATGATCTGGTAGCCGTACTTGAAGTTGCCGAACGCGGCGATCTTCTGGAGCGTGCCGTCGCCGTGCTGGGCGATGGAGTCGCAGTTGTAGACAGGATACCCGCACAGGCGATTCGGCTGGTCGGCGATGAGCGAGGGTTGCCACATGAATCCGGCGAAGTGGGTCGCGTCGTAGGCGAATTCCCTGAGCAACTGGAGTTCGAGTTCTGTATTCGTGTGCATCAGGAAGGACGCGCCGTTGCGGTACTGAGCGGGCAGGGCGGCGATGAGGTGCTTGATATCCTCGAAAATGATGGCACCGGCCGCGGTGAGCGCGTGCGTGGGTACCGCCCCGACGACCGAGAAGATTCCGGCCGGCTGCTGGACGGCATGACCGACGCCGATGGCGAAGGCGGTTTCCTCGGCATTCGCCATGCGGACGAGGAAGTCCTGGGCGATGTAGGCCGAGAGGTTGATGTCCGTATCCGCGAGTTCGTCGACGCCGACCTGAACGAGACCGTTCAAGTCCTCGACGTACATGTAGGCTTCGGACGGGACAAGCGTGGTGTTGGGAACGGCCGCGCCGAGTTCGAGCTTGCCCCACGCGACGGCGGTGTTGGTCATCGTCCTGCCGCGAACGCGGTCACGAGTGGTCGTGCGGACTGATGCCAGGGGCCGGATGACGTTTAGTTGGGGAAGGCCCTCGCGGATCGTCGATTCCAACTCCTCGGGGAGGAGGATGCGGCCCGTCGCGTCGCTGACCAGGGCCTTGCGCTCGACTTCCTGGCCCCGGAACCATTTAAAGAAGTTCTTCGTGTAAACGGGGTCGACCGCTTTGGGGATGTCGCCCTTCTCGACCTTGATGACGGGCTTTTTGAGTTCCGCCAGGGCGTCGATGATCTCCTTCTGGTCCTTGATGATCTTGTCGGTGAGTTCTTTGACCTCGGAGGCCGGGGCGCACGCCTTGATCTTGGCGTCGACCTCGGTCCTCAAGGTCTGGGTGAGCGTGTTAAGCTCGTCCTTGAGTACCTGTTTCTCGTCAGGCATTTTTACCTCTTTCGATGGATTCGCGGAATTCCTTGACGACCTCCGCGTAGGTCTTGAACGAGTGGTCTACGACCGGCTCGTCTATCTTTTGCGGCTTCCCGTCCTGAGTGGGTTCCCCCGGCTCTTCGAGAAGTGCACCACATGTCGCGCATTTGCCCGTGGCCGCCTCGAACTTCCCGCCGTGGGATTTGCAATGCGCTCTTGCTTCGGCGGCGGTCCAGGCATCCTTCGGGTAGAGATAGGAATGGTCTCCCGTCTTGCCGTCCTCGTCCTTGCCGATGCGGACGGTGTATTCCTTGCCCTCATGCTTCCGCGTCTGCGAACCGACGACCTTGAGCGATTCGTCGATAAGGCAGGCGTGGTTGTTGGGGTAGGGTTTGAGTTCCAAGTCGTCGGACTTCACGTCGGCGATGACCGCGCCCGGGCAGGCTTGGAACAGGCAGACGGAGATTTCCCAAAGTTTGATTTCCTTGAGAATGCGCGTCCCGTTCTCCCGGTCCACGTCCTCCTTCATGGTCTGATAGCCGATGGAGAGTCCCATCGGGATTCCGGCCTCAAGTGCGGCCTTCATGTGCGAGCGAACTTCCTTGCCGCGTTGAATGTCCGTGTTCAATTTGCCCGTGACCGCAAACCCCGTCTTGTCTTCCTTGCCGCGGATGATGCCAATGGGCTCCGTGATGAGATGGCTCCAGAGCATGTGAAAGGCGGGGTTGTCGCGGAGCGTCTTCCTGAACGCGCCCCGGGCAACGCTGTCGCCATAACTGTCAACGACATCGAATATCGAGGCGTAGCCCTCGAACGTCCCCTCTGTCTCGTCCATCTTGGTCAGGATGAAGGGGAATTCTTTGGTCTCTAACTTTTTAGCCATGTTGGTCTCCTACCTCACGACGGGGGCCACGGTGCAAAGGCAGTTAATGACATTGCCCGCGCTTGCCCCGCCCCGCCTGTCACCGGGATATTCGAGCGATTCGCCGCCGACGTTGAAGTCCTCGTCTATGCCGACCTCTTGCCCGTCCGCTTCCTTGTGCTCATCGCGGGACGCTTCAACAAACGAGCAAATCCAGACCTTCGCGTTGACGTACTCATTCTCCTTGAAGCCTTCGAGGTTGCCGAAGTTCTCCAACATCCCCGTCTCCGTCCTCGCTATGCGCCGCGCCCTCACGTCGGGCATCTGGTCGACGAGTTTGTCCTTGAGCGCGTTGGCTATCTCCTGCACGGTCAGGTTCGTTCCCGTCGCCTCGCGCAAGACGGCCTGGATTTCGCTCAAGGTCTCATCTGTGATGACCCTCGCCGCTTCCTCGATGAGCGTTTCAAGTTTCGCCCTGAGCGCGTCGCTGATGCCCGGCGGGTCGGCCTTGTCGTCCTCGGTAAAGTCGTAGAGTTTGCCTTCGGTCATGTGCCGGCCGGCGGCGAGTGCAGAGGCGAAGAGCTTCAGGTAGCGGGACTTGAAGCGCGTCGTGTAGGACTTCTCCGCCTCCGCCCTATTGAGGAGCAGGTCGGCGTTGGTGATGCCCTGCCCGGCTTTGGCGACAACGGACTTGGCCTGGGTTTCGAGGTACGCCCGCACGTCGCGCACGAGGAGCCGTTCCTTCGCCGTGATGCGTCGTTCGAAGTTCTGCCACAGGGCCTTGCGCTCGTTCTCCCCGCGCCAGAACGCGCCGAGGGACTTGCCCTTGAACGGGCGGAAGTGCTTGGCGGGCTTGTCCTCATCGTCCTCGTCAGGCTTGTCCTCGTCATCCGGCGTGAAGTCGGGCGGGGGTTCGGGTTCGGCAAGTGCTTGGTCAAGCGGCAGGTCGCCCATGCCGACAAGGATCACGTCCCCGCCCTCTATTTCGTCATAACCACAGGCGACTCGCTTCTCGTTCAGGGTCAGCCACTTGGCGAGGTTGAGGTAGGCGTACTTCTTGCCCCGGTCTTCCTGGATGGCCTCTATCTTGTCTCGGTCGTAGTCGAGGTAGAGTTTGTCCCCGTAATAGGGCACGAGCCACGCATTCAGTTCGTCCCGGTAAATGTCCACTAAGGGCAGGACCGTTTCGTGATACAGCCCTTTCTTGGCCTCTTCCCTATTCGAGTAGGTTGAGTATTCCGCATCGCCATGAAGGATCGGGTCGGAACCGAGCGTGACGATGATCTCCCGCGTCGTAAGTTTTAAGCCCTCAAGCCAATCCATCTCCTTCGCGGTCTTGGCTAAGTCCTTCCATTCAATATCCCGCCCTTCGAGGATGATCGGCATTCCGGCATTCTCGCTACCCTGGTATTGCGCCCGGAACATTTCTTTGAACTTTTGGAGATTCCCGAGAGCGGGGGCCGTCATCATGCCGGGGGTCCGCATATCATTCTGGAGGATTCGCTTGTTCCACGCCGTCCCCTCATTCAACGTATCGATGAGATGGCCCGCGACTTGGAGGCGGGACAGGCCGTACCAGTCGTTCGTCGGGTGAAATTCCATGAGATGCAAGATGTCTTCGGACTTGAACTTCGTTGGGTTTGCTCCGGCGTTGTATTCATAACCCGCAACGGGCTGCTGCCAATTTCCCGTGATGATCTTCATCCGGTCGGGGCGGAGCGTGTAGAGGAAAGTCGGCGGGGCGGACTCAATGCCGCGAACGGCCGTGATGTAGGAATTCCCGTCAATAAGCAAAAAGGCGAAAATCTTCTCTTGAAGTCTGGCCCCGCTCTCGCCGCCGATCCGTGTCCCAAAGCGCGTTTTCTCGCCGTTCGGACGACGCAGCAACTGGAGTAACGGATGGTCGTCGAACTCGCCCTTCTGTCCTTTTTGACCCTTCCGCATCAAAGTCCATTCGATTCGGCTTGCGGTCTTGGAGATAAGAGAGACGGCCGAAAAAGCGGCCGCGCACTTGACGTAACCTTCGTTGGCTAGGTTGGCGAAGTCCGCCGGGGTCCACACGGCTTGACCGAGGCTGTACATGGACAGAATGGAGCGATTCGCGGGATTCTCTTTTCGACTCAGGAAACGCGGCAATCTCATGTGCTACTCCATCACGTCCAACTGACGATCCGTACGGCCCCTTCGTCTGCAAACGCATAGATGACCGCCTCGGCCCTATCGGGACTCTTGAGCCCCTTCTTCTTCATGTCCGCCTTCGACGTGATCTCGATTTGACCGGAGGACGTGATCTTGTAGGTGCAGGACGTGAACTGCGCTTTCAATATCTCGTCATTCGGCAGAGCGACGTTGCCCTCGATAAGCCGCTCGCGGAAACCCCAATAAATCTCGGCCTTGCGGTTCTTGAATCGTTCCGGCTCGCGCGCCGACTCCCCGCCGTGGATCTCCGTCACGTCGTGGTTGAGTTCCTTGAGCCTATCGACGACGCCGAAGCCCATGCCGTCGGCATCGACCTTGAGCGCAGAGGGTTGCCTTGCGTTTATCCATTGGACGATCCGGCCCGTAAGCTCCATGAGGTCGGATTTGGCGATGGTTTCCTCGATGGATACGACCGGACCCTGGCGAAGGACGATGACAGCCTCGTCGTCTCCCTCCCGCGCCACGTCAACCCCCAACTCCCGCGGCTCGGACGGTTCCAGTCGGCGTCCCGTGGCGGCGATGATCGAGGCGTAGGGGAAGACGTTGTTCGTCCCTTCGAACGCGCCCCAATCGCCCTCGATGAACCGCTTCTGCCAATCGTCGGGGAAGATGGCCCGAAGCCGGGCAACGTAGTCGGCGGGCAGGTAGGGGTTGTCTTTGGGGAGCGCGGGGACAAAGATATGGCCGGGCAGTTTCTGGTCGATGAACCGGGTCTTTATCCAGCCGGGGTCGGGGTTCGTCGCCAGGAGTCCGAAGTAGCGGATGCCTGGGAGTTTGAGCCGCAATCGGCCGGCAAGCGTCAGGAAGTACCTCTCCGCCGTCTCTGATGCCTCGTCGATGGCGAACCAGCCGAGGTCGAAGGAGCGAAGCCGTTGCTCTGAGTCTGGCGAGTCGTCCAGACCCCCATAGTAGATGCGGGAGCCGTTCTGTAGGTCATAGTAGGCGGGCGAAGACTTGTGATGCTCGGCGATAAGCCCCGCCTCCGTGAGCATCGTATCGAGGACAAGCCCGGTCGTCTTCGTGAAGTCAACGTTCGTGTTGCGGCAGATATAGCCGCGATTGCCCGGATAGTCGCATGACAGGGCGGTAGCCTCGGCGCACAAGGCCCATGTCTTCCCGCCTCCCTGGGCTCCGCCGTAGAGCTTGTACATCTCGGGCGCGGCATGGAACAGGGCTTGGCGCGGCGTCGCGGTGTAAACGACTTTATTCAACGGACTTCTCCGGCCGGGGCATCTGGAACAGGACAGTATGGGTATGGGTCAGGTCCCCGCTCACGGGCTGAGTGACCTTGCCGAGGAGACGGTCGAGGATTTCCTGGGCGGCCCACGACTGACGCGCCTTGAATGCCTTGATGAGAAGGTCGGCAGCGTCCTCGGGGGTCAACTTCTCAGCGAGGGCGTTATGGAACTTGATAGACCATGCGGCACGTTCCCGACTCATGGCCCCGGTCGGATTGCGCCGAGAGTCCGCCCCCTTCTTGAACGGCTTGAGCCGGGCAGTTTTCTCAGCAAGACTGTCAGTCATCAACCTTCTCCGCTATCGCCACGGCCACGCGTCTTGTCGCGTCGTGAACTTCGTCGAGTTTCGCCACGAGACCCTTCTCCGGGCTGTCGATTTCGAGGAGGATGCGAACGGACTTGTCGCCCGTTGACAGGCTCTTTGTCTTGACCTCTTTGATGAGGGCTTCGAAGGCGAACTTCTTCACTTCGGCGGCACCCTTCCGAGGAGTTCCTTGATATCGCTCCCTATGACCTCAAGGGCCTTCTTCGTATCGTTCTTGAACTCATTGAGAACGGCTATGTCCTCGCCGTGTTGCTTGCACGTCTCACCCTGCCCCGGTTTCGCCCCGTTCCCGTTCTTCTTCCCCCTCATGCGCCCGAGGAGGAAGTCCGAACCCTTGATGATGGCGACCGTTGCGATGCTGGCGATGACCCCGGTCGGGATGGCGACTGTTATGCCGCCCTGCTTGGCCGCCTCTGCCGCAACTTGAGCCGCTTCGTAGAGCATCAGTCCTCCCATTCCTTGAACCGTTCACTTGCCGGGTAGTAGATGCCGAACACGCCCGCGAACCCCTTCCGCGCCAAGTAGTGCCTCGCGTCCATATCGCCAGACGTGAAACCTCTCGGCGTGAAGTGGTTGTGGACGCAATGCGTGATGTCCTCGATGCGCCGCCCCGATTTGATGATGGCCTCAACCATGAGCGAGATGGGGCAGTCGATGGCCTCGGCGTGCTGTGTCGTGAAGGATACCCATGAGCCGTTGCGGAAGACGAAGACGACCGTCTCGAAAGGTTCGGTGAAGAAGGCGGGCGAGCCCTTCCAGATGACGCCCTGCTTGATGAGAACCGAGTCGCCCGAGCCGATGAACTCGGCCCCGTCGAAGATGGCGGCCGCTTCCGCCGCGTCCTGCCTAGCCTCGGCGAATTGAAGGAAGATGCCAGCCGCACCCGCGCAGAGGACGAGGATGCACGCGACGACGACCAGGGCCATGCTCTCGTAGCGGTTCACTTGAACACCCTATCCACGGCCATGCCGATGCCGATGCCCGCCGCGCCCCATAAGACCTTCTCAAGCGTCGATGCCCGCTTCTCATGCCCGAGGGATGCGTTGAGGTCACGGATGGTCGCCTCGAGGCCCGCCTCACGTTTTTCGTGAGCGGCTATCTGCTCATGGAGCGCGGCACTTGTGTTGCTCCAAGCCGCCTGTTGTGCAACCCAAGCGGGTTTGAGTTGCATTTCGTATTCATTTCCAACGGCCATGAGCCGGATTGCCCCGCGCCATGTCTCAACGCCCATCGTGACGCGCTTCCCGTCGGTCGTGATATCGGACGCGCCGAGGAGCCGCGCACCGTCATCAACGAGCTGTTGAGGGGTTGCGGTCTTGATTCGGCTCAACTCCGCCAAGAGCGCGGCTTCGCGTCTTGCGGATTGGGCCAGGAGATCCGCCTCTCTTTGCTCAGATGCGGCGACTCGCTCGGCGGCCGCTGTGACTTTCTCGGCCAGGGCGACGTTCTGTGCCTCGCTTGCCTTTAGCCTCGCCTCTGTCGCCCGTCTCTCGGCCCTGTCCTGGTCAAGCAGGAACAGGCCGACCGCGATTACGACGACGAGGAGGAGCCAGGGGAGCCAGGGATGCTTCACTTGGCTTCACCCTTTCGTTCGTTCCACTTGGCGACCGCATCCTCGTCCGTTGCCTTTCCGGGCGGGCCATAGACGTCCGGCCCCGTCGCCCCGCAATTCCCGCACAGAACCCAGGAGTAGGAATCGCCCCGTTTGATGCTTGTCTCCCGTTTCTTGCAGAACGGGCAGGGCTTGGGCTTGGTCACTTGGCAACGTCCCCGTTCGTCTCCGGCGTTATGACGGTCGTCCCGTTCGGCAGTTTGAGTTCCTTCCAGAGTCGCCGGCCCGTGAGGGCCCCGAACAGGCTCAAGAAGGCGAGCCAACACTCCGAGAAGGGGGCTTTCGTCTTGAAGGCAAAGTAGGTCGTGGCGGCAAAGGTCAGGAGCCACGCCGGGCCGGTTCGGACTTCGAAGTTGAAGAGTTTCATTTAATCCCCCCGAACGATGGCGAACGTCACCGCCTTGAGTAACGGCGAGGGCAGCCATACGGCGTTGTCAACGTGCAGATGGGCATCGCTCACCTCAAAGCGTCGGATGCCCAGACGGTAGAAAATGTCGTAGAGGTGAGCCCTGGTCAGATCGGAATAGCATCTGATGTCGGCGGCGTGGCAGAACCCGTCCGGCCCGACTAGGTGTGCCGACTTCTTGGCCCCGCCAACCTTCGTGTTGTGCGCCTCACAGCGGCAAGCGGAATTGAGGAGGATGGGCCGCCCGAACTTCTCCCGAGCCGCGTTGAGGATGGCCCGCATCTTCGGGTCAAACTTGTCCATCCCGCAATGGGGGCAGGCAAAACTCTCAGGGAACCAATCCTTTGGCATGCTGGTCAGGGCAGGCGTTTCTTGATGAGGCCCAGGACGCCCTCGACGAAGAGCCAGATGATGAAGAAGACCAGGGCATCGCCGAACGTCTTGCCGGCGGCCACGGCGATCTGCGTGTAGGCGAAGATGAGGCCGAGGCGGATGATCGTCCAGCGTTTTTCGAGCCAGAAGCGTTTAATCATTCAGTCCTCCACACCAAAAAATTGGGGATGGAGGAGGCCCGGGAAATTATGGGTTTCGGGTGATATGAAGACCCAATTCGCGGAGCGTGCGGCCGTTCATTTTGGGCAAGACCAGGGTGTTGTCTCCCTGATATTCACGGAGCCGATGCGGTTTGTTCTTGGGGTTGGAAATTCCCGGCGGCGGCCAATCGGGTTCAATTGGACCCACAATGACCGATTCGCAATAACCGCAGAGGCACAAACTTGGGGTGACGTGCCCATTCTCGACCAAAAATACGTCCCCGCAATTTTCACAGCGGGCCTTAATTGTGTTTAGCATCCCCATATAATGGGGTTGGAAATAGGGACGGAATCAGGTTAAGCGAGGAAAGGAATCAGGAAAGGTGAGGAAAGGAATCGGGTAGAACGAAGGAATTACTCGTTGACAAGATTTTCAAGCGGGTGCATTTTGTAGCCCCTCTCGCCTTTTTTCTTGATGGCGATGAGGCGCACGAACGCTTGTTGCCCGCCGAATTTATATTCCCGACAAAGCCGAATGTCCTCTTGGGTTATCTTGTCAATGACGCATCTGATTTTCAACGTCTGATAATCAAGGGGAGCCTCTAAATGATAGGGGCAGTCCCGATCGCGGAGGAGGATGACTTTGCTTTTTTCCCCATGAACGCGCTTGAGGTCTTTGCGGACGGCGAACACGAATCGGTCTAATCTCTGCTTGATTGCATCAACGGGCATGGTCATTCTCCTTGTTCGCCTCCGCTTCGTTCGGCTCGGAGGGGGCGATGGGCCACGGGCACCATTTCGGTATTGTTCCGTGCGTTATGTCCACGTTCCATTTGCAACGTGGTTCTGGTAGTTTTGGATGATGGCAATAATCTACCGGGAGCGCATCTTGATCCTCGTGGGCCAACGGTCGTCCGCAACAGTATAGGCAATCCTCACAACTATAAATATCAAGCGTTACCCGCCTACCGCACCGCGCTCCGCGTTTCGCCCTGGCCTGCCGCTTCTTCACCGCCGCGTCGGTCATTTCGGCTCGACCTCGATGCCGGACTCACGATCTCGTAGCATTTTCCATGCGTCGCAAAAGATATTGGCAAAGGTCATGCAATATGACGATTGAGGTAGGACGACCTCAAAAAGAATTTGCTCATCAGGGAGGACTTTTCCCGCTTCCATTCCCGGTATCGTTTGGCCCGGAGGGTACGGAGTCAGAAGCCGAAAGAAAACGACAGATACCTCATTGTCCCGGGTGATGGTTGCGACTCCGACTTCTTTGCCTCCTGCCGTAACTCGGTTGAGAGTCACCGTCCTCCCCAGCTGCGACTTGAGGTGAGCGAGGGCGGCGCGGTCTTTGACCTCTTCTTCCAAAGCCTCATCTAGGCCGTATAAGACATCAGACCTTTTCCTTTGTATAAGCGAATCTTCAATAGCATAGGACATCCGCGCCAATGCCTTCTCGTCCTCTTCGGTAAGACCATGTGGCTCGTTGTTCATTTCAGAACTCCAAACAACAGCAGAAGCAATGGAATCAACGCTGGCACAAGAAGTATAATGGTAACAAAATATCTAAATAGGCGGCCCACTAATGTTTCCTCGTTTTGGTCAAACACTCCGAAAGACATTATCCGTTCTCCTTTCCCTGCTCACGCTCGGCTTGCTCATCGGGGCGGCTCCTTTTTTTCGTTGAGTTTTTTTCGAAGGTCGCTGGCGGCATCATAGACTCGCTTGCCGTAGGTGATTCGGTTCTCACATGGCCCCGTAGCGGCCTCTATCAGCGGCATGGCGTCCTCGTAGTCGGCGAGGATGGAGAGGAGGTCATCGTAAGCATCCACGTTACTTGGAATGAGTTTCCTCATCCATCGCCGCAAGCGCTGAAGCCACGCCCTCAACTCCGCGAGCCGGGCTTTGTCAATCATGGGTGGACTCCTTGTCAGTCAACATCTGCCACGCATTACAGAAAACGTTGGCGAATGTCATGCAGAATTCCGCCTTCGGGATGGCTAGTTCAAACAGGATTTGGTCATCGGGAAGAGCCAGGCCCGCCATCATTCCCGGTATTTTTTGACCTGCGGGCAATGGTTCAACGAGGCGAAAAAAGACGACCGATACCTTGTCGTCCCTGGTGATTGTAGCAACCCCGATTTCCTTCCCGCCTGCCGATACTTGCCAGGGCCTCGCCCGCTCCAACTCGGCCTCGGCTTTCTCGGCGCGGGCCAGCAAATCTCTATATCCCCGGCCCCTCCACGCACACTCGTCGTCATATGCTTTTTTGAGTGTGGCAAACTCCACCCGTAGCCCCTCGTTCTCGGCCTTCACCTTCGGGTGGTCGAGGACGGTGGCGCGGATGCTTTGGCAGATAACGCATTTGGATTGATGAAACCACGCCGAAGTTTCGCTATCAAAATGCTTGACCATCTCCTCCGTCGTAACCTTCGCCTCGTTCGTCGGGTCAGTCATGTGAATCTCCTCTCCCCGGCAAATACGCTTACAGGAACGGGAACCCAAAATCCGCCAAACACGACAACCTGACCGTCCTTGTTAACGGCGGAGGTGATGTATTCCTTTCCCCGGTTAACCTTGAAGTGGTCGCCATTCTCCGCCGTTACCTCCCAATCCTGAATACAAATGCGCTGGAACGTGGTCACTTCTTCCCTCCTTTGGCGGCTTGCTCGGCCCAGGTGACGGTGACGGGGACTACGCGACACGGGGGAGGAGTCTTTGGAAAATATCCCTTGTTCCAATAATCCCGCGTAGTGATGGCCGATATTCTTTGAAAAAGAACGTCGTGGAGTTTATCGTTCGCGTCTACCACGCCCCACATCTTCGTGCTAGGCATCTTTCTTCTCCTTAACCTACAAAGTTGGCCTGTCGGCGGTTTCGTGGGGTAGTCATTCGTAGATGCTCCTTTTGTCCAGCGGCCCCGCCGGGACAAGTTTCACGAAGTTGCGGACGTTGAGGCACCCGACGGCCCCGCCTATCTCCTTGCCCGTCTCGATATTCTTGAGCGTTATGGTCGGATGATGGCAAAAGGAGACGACGCGCCAAACGTCATGGCCGTCCGTGGTGAATACGTCCCCCGGTTCGATTCCGTCTAAAGTGTCGATGCTCATGCTCTCGCCTCCCTTTCGAACTCCGCCCCACACTGATAGCAGGTCGGGTTATGGTTGACGCGATCGGCGCGGCACTTCCAACATTGGAGGGCGAGGATCTTCGGCCTGGGTCGGGGCGTCGGCGGGCAAGGTTTCTCCCGCTCGCGCCTCGGCCAACCCGGATTGCCCTTCGGGAATCGTCCGAGCGGCGGGCTCGCCTGGATGCCGTCGGGGAACATTTCCTCGATGCCGACGCTGAGATAAACCGCCAGGATGCGGGCGTTGCGCAAAGACGGCTTCTCGTGTTGCAATTCGATTTGGCAGATGCGCGTTTGCGAAACCCCGGTGAGCCGGGCGAGCTCGTATTGAGTGAGGCCCCCGGACTTGCGGAGGCGGAGGAGGATGTTCACCTTCTCCTCCTGATTCGCTCTAACTCTCCGAGAATGACAAAGAGGACGGCCACGATTAAATACAAGGGGGCCGTAGATTCGTGATGAGTTAGAAGTCCGAGGATAAACACTCCGGCGAAAATAAGCCCCAATAAATCGCTCACCTTCTCCCTCCCGGCATGATGAAGTTGGGCTTCCTCCCCTTCTTCGCCTCCTCCGCCGCCCTAGCCTCGGCCTGGGCCTTGCGCTTCGCGGCCACGTCGTCCGTGATTTGCAGTATCGGCGGGATTTGCTTCGAGATGGTATAGATGTCGTCCGAAGAAGCGGCCTGAACGTCGAATGGAAAACCGATGAAGATCAGAAACTTCTTACAGAATCCGAGCCGATAACCTCGGGCGACAACCTGTTCCTTTGTGTTGGGAAAATAGACTGTTGGCATTTATGCCTCCTTGATTAAATCTTCCGGTTTCACGATCTCCGGTTTGTCCTGTTCCTTGATTCTCCTCATCGGCTTCGTCGCCCCGAGCCAGAACCCCCAATCCGCCGAGTTGTCGAATAGGTGGAAATGCTCGTTGAGCAACATGCCGAAGCCGGGGTTCCACTCCGGGTGGGTCGTCGTCTGGAATTGCTTGTAGGCGACCTTGCTCACGTCGAACAGGCCGCCCATGTCGATGCCCATGAATTTCCCGCTCCTGTCCCACCGGATCGCGGTGAAGTGTCCGTGGGCGTTGAGGACGTGGCGGTGATACTTCTCGGCAAGTCGCGTCGCCACGGCCCCGCTTATCTGCGAATAGCTTTTCGGGTGGACGAGAAGCCACTTGTCTTCGATATTGAGTTTGTCGTATTCGGAGAAGACGACCTTCTTGCGCCAGACCTCGCCGCCGAGGAGGATGTTCAAGTGCCGGGCCTGGACTTTCGAGGCGGTCAGGATTCCGATGCGCCGCTCGTGGTTCCCGTTGAGGATGATAATTTCGTCGAAGTAATCGAACCCGGCCATGAGCGGACTGTTCGCCCCGATCTCGGCATCGAGGCTGGGCGACTGCTGGCCGTCTTTCGGCGGAAAGTGCGAGGCGAATTCCATGTCGAACAGGTCGCCGATGATGATGCTTTTCTTTATCTTGAAGTGCGCCGCGACGAGGAGGAGGCGGTTGACCCATTCGGCGGAATAGAACGGGGCGTGGTAGTCGCAGGAGATAATGTAATCGTCCATCGGCAGGGTCAATTCTAGATAGGTCTTTATCTCCGGCGGAGGTTGCGTCAGGTTCAGCCGGCCGTATTGCCTGACGGCGTGGCACACGCTCGACCGGGTGAACGGACGCCCGTATTTTTCGGTCATGGCTTCGGCGATCTGTTCCCGCGTGAAGCCCTGGCCGCGAAGTTCAAGGACGAACGTCACAGATTCGATGTCCCAATCGAAGCCGAGGCGATTGGCCGTCGCGCCTTTGATTTGCGTGGGTTCGATAGCGTCCGTCATTTCGTCTCCCTGTTCATTAATGCCGCGCTTTCCCATGCCTGTTTCTCCTCGAACTCTCTGAGCCATCCGAGGTAGGTCTGCGCCTTCGCCAAGTCCGCGTCCGGGGTGCCCTTGTAGCGGTAGCGGGAAATGTATTTGATAACCTGACCCTTAAGAAACCCGCGATACTCCTCGGGCGTGAAGGACGACTCCATGAAATCTATGGGTTGGATGGCCCCTCGGTCATAATGCGGAACGGGCGGGTGATTATCGGGCATCGGGAACCTCGCTGATGTCGTGGTAAATCGGCATGCCGAGTTCGACGGCCCGCTGATATTCGGCGACACTCCCGGTGCTTTTCTCCCACCCGTTGAGGAGGAGGATCGCGTCGCTCGCCTCAAGCCAAGCCATGCTCATGGCCTTAATCTCCGGCTCGGTGATCGTTTCCCCGAAGCGGAGGAACAGGAAGTAGAGCATGTCCTGGGCCGGGCAGAACGGAGCCCATCCCCTGTGAATGAGCTGGATGGAGACGGCAAGCATGTCCCGGCAGTTGGCGAGGTATTCTATGGCGAGGTTGTTGCACTCGGGCCGATTGCCTTTGGGTGTGAGAGGTCCGGCGACGTATACGGTCCTCATGCTATGTCTCCGTGAAGGTCGTCGGCGATTTTGGAATCTTCATGGCGGCTGATTATCCGCCTGTAGATTTCAAACACCGCCAGGATGATGACTCCGACGTAGAGCGCGAAGTTGAAGAAGTTGGGCTTGACGAACCGCTTGAACCAGACGAACAGGACGTAGGCGAGCTTGCCCGGCGCGTCGATTTTCGCGCCCATCTCGGCCACTACGGGGTCGAGTTCCGGCCTTTCGAGTTTTAAGATGTAGGGTGACATTTGACCTCCTTCGGTAAATGTAGTTCCACCCATTGAGTTTTCCCGTGGGTGAATAGCCTCTCATATCGAATCGTCCCCCGCGTCGGACGTGACGCTCGGACGGCCCACGCGCCATGCGACGCGGCGCATTCGTAGAGTTCGAATCGCTCGGCCGGGGACATAATGCCGTTCGTTTTCGCCTGGATGAACCACGGCTCGCGGACAATCGTCCCCTCCATCGGTGGGAAGGCAACGAGGTCAACGATGCCATGACTGCCGGCGGCGCGGATGACAAGGAAGTTGCGGGCCTTGAGGTCAGCCTTGACCGTGCGCTCGAATGAGGCTCCGCGAGAGTAGTTGGTCATATTCTTGCCTCCGCGCCTAACGTGCCGTAGATTCTTTTCCGGGCCATCTCGCAATACTTCTCGTTGAGTTCGAGGCCGATAAATTCCCGACCTAACCTCATGGCAACGAGGCCCGTAGTGCCAGCTCCGAAGAACGGGTCAAGCACAGTCCCGCCCTTCGGACACCCCGCCTTGATGCACCGCTCGGGAATCTCCGGCGGAAAGGTGGCAAAGTGCGCCTCGGCGTAGGGGCGCGTGGCGATAGGCCAAACGGAGCGAAGATTGCGCATGGATCCGCATTGTTCTTCCTTGCTCATGGCATCCCATCGTTCATTAAATCCAGCATGGCGGCGACCATGACCACGTTGTTTGTCAGAATGCTTCCCGCCATAACTTTGGGCATCTTTGTAAAGGGGTTTATAGATTTTGCCCTCGTCGCCATGCCGGTTACCGCCCGCGGACCCGAATGGCCTTTCGTCCTCTCTGTAAATGGCAGATTCCTTCACCGCCTCCGCGTCATACCAGTATGAGAATCCCATCCAGCGTCGAATCGGTTTGCCCTTTTCATCGTACCCAAGAATCTCAGAGAGGTCGGGCTTATAGGACCATTCGAGCGTATCCTTCGCCCGCCAGAGAATCGCCTTACCGTTCTTGGAGAACATAAACAAGTATTCATGCGCCTTCGTGCATCGGTCGCGGACACTCTCGGGCATCGGGTTCGGCTTGGCCCAGATGATGTCCTGGCGGAGCCACCAGCCGTCGGCTTGGAGCGCGAAGGCCACTCGCCAGGGGATGCCTACGAGGTCTTTGGGCTTGAGCGTCGGATGAGGCATCCTGTTTGGAGCCCCAATGAAGTTTGCTCCCAGGTTCGAGCGTTGGAGAGAATCAAGGGCTTTGACCCCATCCTTCGCATAGCCGCCCTTGTCCCCGTTGTGGTAGCAATCGCCTAGATTCAACCAGAGGCTTCCGTCCTTCCTCAGCACCCGCCGAACCTCGCGGAAGACCTCGACGAGATGGGCAACGTATTCCTCGGGCGTCTTTTCAAGGCCGAGTTGACCGGGAACGCCGTAATCGCGGAGGCCCCAATACGGCGGGCTGGTGACGCAACAGTTCACGGACTCATCCGGCAACTTGCGGAGTTCGGTCAAGGCGTCACCGCAGATAATCAAAACAGTTCCCCCTGCTCCCCGCTTGCCCCCGCCTCGCGTATCCTCTTTTCGCGGACGAGTTCCGACATGGCTTGCGAGTGAAGCTGGCCGAGGGCGATCTTCCTATCCTCGGCGTTCACTATGAAAAAATAGCCTTTACTACACGAGCCGACGCATTCCATAGTTTCGGCCGCCTTTCTCATGGCCCGGTCGGAAGTCGCGTCCGGCTTGGGCCAATGGCCTAAAGCGCAAAGGTGTGCGAGTAGTTCCTTGCGCGGGCGGGCTCGCTCATGTCCGCGCGCGTGGGAGCGGAGCCAAGCGTCCATGTCGGCGATGAGCAAGGATTCGGTCATGGGCGGGCCTTTGCGCGTCGGTTCCAAGCGGCGACGGCCTTTGGCTTTGGAGATGTCAATGGCCCCTGCGTTTGACAAACGAGACACATGACGGCCCACGCATATGGATTCTCAACAAACCCCAGCATGTCATCATTGTCGTCGGCCCCACAGAACGGACACGGTTTGAGTTTTGTTTTCATACCCTCGCCTCCGGCCCCGGCCAGGTCTTCGTGTCGTCAATCGTCCCGCCCGGACTTGAACCGGGAACCTCTCGCTTATAAGGCGAACGCTCCACCCTTGAGCTACGGGACGGCATGTGCATCCCCCTCAGTCTCCGCCCGTCTCTCAGCGCGGCGACGACCCACACGACGAAGACGATTGTGGCGACGACCACCGCCGAGAGGAAGATTTTCAGTTCTAGACTCATGGAAGCCTCCTCTTGCTGGCCCCGGCCTTGTCGCGGGCCTTGAGTTCTCGTTTGAGTTTGCGAATCTCGGTCTTGAGTTGGCAGATTGTTCCCCAGCGAGGAACCGCGTCTTCTTGGTATCGCGTGGCCCGCCGTTCCGCTTCAATCACGGTCGGCCCCTGGGCCATTTTCTCGATGGCTTCCGTGATTCGCTGAAGAAGTCCGCATTGGTATTCTTGGATGGTCGGGTTTTGACTGTTGCTTCCGCAGTATTCTTTTCCCAGGTCCATCATGCGACTGAGTTCCTTGTAACTTTTGATTGCCATATTACCTCCTCGTTTTCCCGTCCCCGTAGGGAACGTTTTGCTCGAACCGCCCGTAGTCCCTATCCCATGCGCTCCTCTGCCTCGACGTTCTCTCCGCCGTCCTCACGGCGAAGATTGCGAACAGCACGCCGCCGAGGGTGAGCAGGGCCAGGATGGGGCGAAGGAAGCGGGTCATGGTTTCCTCGGTTTCGCGGGATGGCGGCGATTCCGCTTTATGATTCGGTCAATATCCCGTTGGAGGGCCGCCGACTTCTTGGCCGCTCCTCCGAAGTCTCGCCGAATGAGGCATCCGCATAAAGAGTCGTCACCTATCTCTGTGACGCCTCGATACTGTCCCATGATGTAGAGATTGACTTTCACTTAGCCTCCTTCAATCGCAACGCCGAGTGGAGAATGGCCTTGCTGTTCACGAATTCCCGCTCCTCGTGCCAGGGGTCGTATGAACTCAGTCCCGGCTTTTTGACATAATGAGTCTCCGCCTTCTCAATCTCCCCCAGGTGGGCCAGGACAAAGGATTCGAGGTTGGGGTTTCGGTCATAGTTTGGTTCCACCATCTCAAAGGCGAACAGAAGTTTTGACAGATAATCGGTTGCGGTCATGGTCGTTTGGTCTCCTTCCCCGCCCACCATTCCGCCGAGAACTTGGCGAGGGTCATTTGCCGAGCCTTTCCGCGAGCTGTCGGACGATCTCTTGGCCCCGAGGCAGGACTGCGGGCCGCTCTCCATCCAGGGCCAACTCCCCGCGCTCGCGTCTCGCCCGCGCAAGACCCTTGAACACGCGAATGAAGTGGGCGCGGTCGGCCATCTCGTTGTCGATGTCCGTTTCGCCGAACTTCTCCCATCCACCGAAGGCTACCCGGACAGCCTCGTTTATGGCGCAGTCGTCTCGAAGATAAAGGCCCCGGCTGACGGCCCGCGAAGCCCGGCCCCATGCTTCGAGCGCGGCGGTTTCTATCGCATCGTCCGTCCCCAACGCCGCATCGCGGATCTCCGCGATTGTCGGAATGGAGGAATACCGCCTCGTTTTGATGATGGTTTTCACGGCGCGGTTCACTTCATCTATGGGAATGTCCCGGAGATGTTCCCAATAAACATCTATGCGCTCCGGGGCGATGCCTTTCTCACCGAACGCGGTTCCCAGGAGGGCCATCAGGATTGCAAACTTCTTCTTGTCGTCACTTACCGCCATCTTTTTTCTCCTGTTCCTCAAGCCATTTCTTCGGCCCATCGAGCGGCGAGGCCCCGCGATAGTTCCCCTCGATGATCTTCTGGTAGTTCGACGGCGCGATAATCCAATCAAACGTCGCCTTGAAGTCCGTCTTTTTCCCGAGCAGGAACGGCGATTGCCCTATCTCATGGAGCAGGGCCTTGAAGTCGAACGACTTGTCGGCCAGCCGCGCGTTGAGCGCACGCTCCCTTTTGCTGCCCTTCGGAATGTCCTTTATCGCGGCGAGCCCGAACCGTTCAGCGAACTCACACCAAAGGATTTTTATCTTCTCTTTATCATCTAAGAGAACTTCATCTTCATTGTCACTCTCAAGCGTTGCTATCGGTTTGCCATCCCCCGTTGTTACGGGTTTGCTATCGGTTTGCCATCGTAAAGAGGCCCCAAGTTTCCCCGCCTTTGACCTCTCTTGGCTGAGTTGGCTTTCCCTGAACATTCGGCGGTTTATGATGGTTCCATCCTCAAGACGAGAGAAAACTTTAAAATACTCAAGCTCTACTAGGAGTTTTTCGACTTCATCCTTGAAAACGCCGACTATCTTTGCTATGTCTTTGCTATCGAGCGGCTTTCCATTGATGCTTAAAACGCCTTTCGTCTCCGACCTGCTCATAATGCCGAGCATGTTCACCCAAAGGCCCTGGGCGGCCAGGGAACAAGAGCGAACATCGAACGAGGAAAACCAATCGTTCCAGAACCAAAGGTCGGCGGGGCGTCGGTCTTCGCGTAGTTCTTTCATGCTACCTCTGCTTGGAATAAAAGCGGCGGCGGGATGATGCGCCTTTCTTTCTTACCCGCGCCAGGGGAATGGGGGTTGATGCTGTGTGCGCGGATAATCTAGAATACTCTCCGCGTAGTGACCGGAAGTTTTGGTATCCGGGCCAAGCACTCATTCGATTCAGTAACCGAAATGAGCCGCCCCCACCTATCGACTTACTCACCCCGCCGCCATAATGGACAATGTTTGGGGAATAAAAGGCCGGGACGGGGCTCGCGGTTGAGCGTGGGGAACGCTCCGCAAGCCCGATGCGGAACCAGCCGATTGGGTTCGGTTGGGGGAGGGGGCCGATGAAGCGCGGCCACCGCATCCTGGTCGTCCCGGCATGGTCGTTCATGGTTCGCCTAGAAGGGGATATCCCCTTCGTCCTCGCCCGTCTTCGGAGCGAACTCTCCGGTGGGCTGAATGTTCTTGAGGCGCGGATACGACTTCGTCGGGTCGTCCTTTGCGGGTTCGTAAAGGATATCGGCCTCGAATGACGCGCCCTCCATGCTGATGTCCCTGCCGTGTTCGACGTTGAGGGCGGCGCAGAGATCCTCGTAGCGGGGGTCCCAGGGGACGAAACTCTCCATGTGCTTATGTTCGCCGGGGCTGCCGATGACGTAGAGGACGAGGCGGCGGTTCCCGCCCTTGATCGCTTCGAGCTTCGGTTCCTCATTGAGCGTGAAGATGTAGTGCCCCTCGGGGATTCCCTTCTTGGGTTCGGGCCAGTTGGTCATGCGCGGGCTCCCTTCGTCTTGGGTTTATCGCCGTTGCCGCCGGAGGGCGCGGGTTTGGGCGCGGGCGCGGGGGTGGGAGCGGGTGGGGCCGTCGTCGCGGGTTCGGCTTGCGCCACTTCTGCAGCCGCCTTGAGCGACTTGAGTTGTAGGTTGTTCAACCCCTCGGCGAGCTTGTCGTTGGAGTAGAACGTCGAGACTTGGGTCCAGGAGTTCGTCTGGAACAGTTCTTCGAGGATGGCGATCTTGGCGAGCTGGTCTTCCTTCGTCTGGCCGGGGTAGAGCTTCTTGATCTCGTTCTGGATCTTTTCGAGGAGGATATCCTTCTGGATGGCCTTGCGCTCGCCGATGTCGTTGCGCTCGAAGATGTCCTGGGAGTTCCGGCCCGGTTCAATGGCCTTATGTTCGCCGCCGATGTTGAGCAGGGCGATGTGCGGCATGAAGTCGTTGAGCGTCGGGTTGTCAAAGACCTTGCCGTCGATGACGTCGAACCGGTCCTTGCGGACGTGCGCCCGCCGGACGAGTTCCCCGCCGATGCGCGGCGAGAGCTGGACGGCCTCCATCTCGACGAGGAGCGATGGCTCGTAGGAGATTTCCCGCTCCGCCCTCATCTTCGTCCCGACTTTCTGGAGTTCCTTCGCTCCGTCCTCGGGGTCTTCCTTTTCCTCCCACACGTCGGAAGACCGGCCGCAGAGGATGACGTGGAGCTTGGATTGAACGAAGCGCTCGGTGAACTCCCTCCAGGCGGCCTTGATCGGCTGCCAATCCTTCAAGCGCATTCGCTTGAGCTGATTCGCCGCGAGGTAAGCGGCCATCAACTCGTCGTGGAAGTGGGAGATGGAGTCGATGATGAGGATATCGTTCCCCGCCTCCGCCTCGTCCACGATCTTGAGCAGGTCGGAAAAAGACTTCGTCTTTGCGACGAACATCTTCTTCCCCGCCGGGTCGAACAGTCGAGGCTTCACGAAGTCCGACCCTGTCTCGGTATCCGCCCACGCTATCGGCTTATCGGACTTGAGAAGCGTCGATAAGCCGATCGCAACCTGGGATGCGGTGAAGGTTTTCCCGCTTCCCGCGATCCCATACAGCCCCATTTTCAGGAAGGCCATCTGGGGCACGGCCTCATGCAATAGCATGAAAACTCCTTGACGACCGGCCTTAACTGCCTCTGCCGGTTTGTTGGCTAGGGGTTCAGTAGCGCGGTCGTTCATGGCGTTTAATAAATATCCCTCCGGCCCTTGCCGAAGTTACGCTGGTAATCCAAGTAGAGTCCCACGAGCAGGGCGATGACGGAGAGGTTGAGGAGGAGACTCATGCCGTCGCCTCGTCTAATGCCGTCTCAAGTTTTTCAATTCGCTCATTGAGTTTATCGATTTCCTCTTTGAGCAATTCGTGACAGGCGACGCAAATAACCTCGTCGCCATCCTCTAGGCGTTTGTTACATTCATCACAGCGAACATCGAGGCCAATACTCATCTCTCTTCCCCTTCCGCCCTGAATTCCTCTCCGACAAACGACAACCTAAAGCCGAGTTCGCCCGCGATGAACACCGTTGCCGCGTCCCATCCGATTGATTCGGCCCGGTCGATTGTTCCCATGATGACGCGGCGGTGGGATTCAACCCGTGCCTCATTGAGTCTGTTGACGATTTCCGCCTTCGTGTAGGTTTCCTTGCTCATGGTTTCTCCTTTTTCTCCGAGGCCCGAATTGCCAGGGCGTAGGCCGTGCCAATCGGGAGCCAATAAATCGTGTGCGCCGCCTTTTCGTGGAATCCGATTCTCTGCTGTTCGGGGTCGATAGTGACCACGATGGGCCGGATGAAGCGGGCAACGTCCACTTCCCTTTTCAGCGGCTTGAGCAACTTTGTCACGGCTTGGCCTCCAACTTGGCGAGGGCGGAGCGAGCCTGAGTCATTGCCTCATCAATCGTTTCTGGCGTATTCGAGCCATAGCCGCCAATGATGCGTTTGAGTAAATGGTAGATTTCCGGTATCGCCTCGGCCACGGCCGGGGGATTGTCGGGGTTCACGGCGAAGCAGGCATTGACGGCGGCAACAATGAGGGAGATATTGGCCCCCATTTCATGACGGTTAATGACAGCCGAACTGCCGCAATCGGCCACAAGCGGAGTTTCGCCCTCTCCATAAATCCCGAAGGTTGTGCCCACCCACGGTCCCGGTGTCGGTTTGTTCATGCGATCCTCCCCTCCTCGAACCCCTCGATGTTCTTCTCGCACACGCCGCACATACCCTCGTCGTTCAGTTCGTCGAAGTCGAACCAGATGCGACAGACGACGCACTTGGCCCGTTGCGGTTGCGGCTCGGCGTGCCAAACGGAGTTGTGTGCGGCCCTCGCCTCGGCCCGTTCCATGCGGGCGTCCTCAACTTCGGAGTCGGTGACTTGGCGGGACATGGCTAGGCCCATCCGAGAATGTTGTTGGCATCCTCGTTCGTGATCTTGGCCCCGCAAGCCTCGGCCAATTTGAGAAGATTCCTCTTTTCTCTCTCGGCGCGACTTACGGGGATTCGGTCGGGCTTTTTGTAATCCAGGCCAACGTCCCCGAGGAGTTGACTAATCGTTCTGATGAAGGTTTCTTCGTCCATCTTCTCCTCCCTTAATTCACCCGGCTGTGGAGCCGTAAATTTTTGACTACGACGTAGCCCCGGAACACGACCGAGGCGACGAGGAACGTATAGCCGATGATGCGCGGCACCTTCTCGTCCGACGCGATAAGCCAATGGCAGAGGCCGACGATGGCGACGGCCTGGACAGCCTCAAGCCCCCAAATGAGCGCGTATTGCCGCTTGTCGAATAGCGGGGCGAAAAGGGAATTGCGCTCGACTGTCCCGAGGTGCGACGTGCCGTAGATCGTGAGCGCGGTATCGGCGACGGCGAGTCCCGCATAGGTGAGGTCAAGCGCAAACTCGACGGGCTTGACTTCGGCGTAGGCGGCAGACGCGACGAGGGCGAGGATGAGAAGGACGGCGAGGGGTTTCATTTGAGTCGCCAACGATAGGAAAAGGATTTGTCGCCCAGGAAGAGACCGCTCAACCAATACGCTAAAAGCGCGATGGGGCCAAAAAGAAAAGAGATAAGGAAACACTTTAGGCGGTCAGAACGATAATCCTCTTTGGCGATAGCAGGATAAGCGCCTTGAAAAAAAGCAAATGAAAATCCCGCACAAATAAAGCCGCAAATAATCCAAACCGCAATTACGGCGATGATGAAAATTGACATCTTCCCCTCCCTATTCCTCGTTATATTCGGAACCCTTGACGGCCCCGACCTTGTTTCTCAAATCGGCGATCACATCCATCATGGCTCCGATGAGCTTGATGGTGTCGCCGTTCGGGTCTAGTTTCAGGGCGACGTAACCCCTCGGCAGAAAGTAATTGAGGAAGCGGCGGTCTTTCTCGTTGCGGTCGGCAACGAATTGAATAAACTCTTTCGCCGCGTCCAGGTGAAGTCGCAAATCACAATTGGCGTAGGCGTGAACGGTATCGGCGGCGACACCCAGGGCCTCGGCGACTTCGCGCTTGTCGTACTTTTTTTCTGAGATAATGGCGTTCCACATATGCCGCTGAAAATCCGAGGACGTGGCATTTCGTGGATTGCGATTGTCCGCATTCCGCCGAAGATATGGATGGACATTCTCACGGTCGTTCATTACATTGTCCTCTGCGGGGCAGAAAGGCCGGAACGATGCGACTCACCACGATTGAGGTAGGCGAGAACGTCGTCATAGGTGAACCGTTTGCGCCCTTCGACCCGAACGAAGCGGAGACGGCCGGACTTGACGGCGCGGTCAATCGTCGTAATGCTGACGCCGAAAAGGTCTGCGAGTTCGGCTTTGGAGTAGAGGGGTTTCATTGGAAGAATGTCTCCATCGGAACGCCGAGGAGTCGGGCGGCCTCAAAAAGTTTTGCTCCGCCGAGTTTTCGCTGCCCGCGTATGACTCGGGAAAAATACGAGGGAGAAACGGCGAGGAGTCGGGCCAGGTCGGCCTGCCGCATTCGCGTCTTGCGAAGATGTTTTTTTAGGAGTTGAGCTTGCCTAGATGATGTTGCCATACTGACAATATAATAAGTGCCATTCTGGCAATTGTCAAGGGGGAAACGAAAATATATTGACTATTATGGCAATTATAGGGGAATCAGCGGCTTATGGGGTTGACAAAATGACAACGAAAGCGGAAAATTTGAGCCGGGTTGAAAAATCGCTTATATCGGGGAGGGGCGGCGTGATTACCGCAAAAGAATTTAAGGCTTTGCTCAAGGCTCATCATTGGAACTCTCGGAAGGTCAGCAAAATGCTCGGCCGCGATCCCTCGTGGTTGAGCAGAAAAATAAACGGGGCTAGGGAAATGAAATGTGAAGAGCTGGTGCAGATTTGTCGGCTTACGGGAATCCGTCCGCACGAGGTGTTGGGATGGACGGAAGCAGACGCCACGAAGAAAGGAACGGATGAGGAAATTCTGGCGTATGTCAAAGAACACCGCCAAGAAGAAATCAACCACTTGGCCGCGATATTTGACAAAGCCAGAACAGACAAATAAATCTTAGGAGGTCAGCATGAAAGGGAAAATTGCGGCCCTGGCCGCGCTCGCGGTCGTGTGCGCGGCGTGTGTCATATCGCCCGCCGCGATGGACCGACTCAAAGACAGGCCGCCGACGGCGACGGACGAAGACGGCCGGGCCTATCTTGCCCGCGCCATGCAAGCATCGCTGACCTTCACGGTGCCCAAGGAAAGGTCGGACGAGGTGTGGAGCTTGGTCAATTCATTCATCGCCCATTATTCCTCGATGAAGGTGCAGACCGCCTCGGATTACATCATCTCTACTTATAATCCCGACGCTATTTATAATTACGGCTATTCCGCAACTCGCGCCATCAGGGCCGACGGCATAGAGTTTGCGGTCATGTGCTTCTCGGGGGGCAACCCGCCCGTCCAGCGAATCTCAAATCAAAACGCTCACATCCTCGCCCTCTATCTGCAAACGGGGGAACTTCGCCCGGAGTTTATACTTCAATGAAATTCGTCGTCCGCATAAACCCCGAAACGCTCAAGTATGACACCTTCCGCTACGACGACCCTGGCCCCGTCCCGCCGATCATCGACCCGCCCGAGCCGGATGAGGCGAAGGATACCGAGCCACCGAAGCCGAAGGAAAAGCCCAAGCCGTCGTGAAAATTTCGAAGCACGGCCTCAACTATTGGATGGATTTGCGCGTCCGGGGCAAGCGCGTTCGCCGCTCCCTGGGCACGGACGAGTACTACCTGGCCCTGGACAAAGCGCGTCAGATAGCCGAGGAGTTGAGGCGGCCCAAACCCGCCGGCACGGACATCGCCGAGTTCTTCGAGAAATACCGCGCATGGGCCAGGGAGACGAAGCCCGCGTCGTATAAGACGGAGGACGGGCGACTCAAGTTCATGGGTGCCTGGCTTGATAAGGCCGGATTATCGAGCTTTGAGGTTATAACGCCCTGGCACGTCGAGCAGTTGAGGGCGGCGGTGACGGGCCGCGTCATCGGGAAAAGGACGGGGCGAACGGCCGGCCGGCCGACGGCCAACCGCTACCTTGCGCTCCTCCGAAACGTCATCAACAAGGCTATCGAGTGGGGCGTCTTCACCGGGACAAACCCCGTCTCCAAAGTGAAGTTCTACCGGGAGTCCCCGGACATCAGGCCCCTGTCGGATGAGGACATAACCGCCATCATGGGGGCCGCCCGGGTGATCGCCGGAGATCCTCAAAGCGATTGCCAGCGACTTCTCCCCGACCTCCTCACCCTGGCCCTCAATACCGGCCTCCGCCGCTCAGAACTTATTTTCCTCCGATGGCGCGACGTGCAGGGCGAGGAGATAGCCGTCCGGGGCAAGGGCAACAAGCGGCGCACGATTCCCCTCAACCGGGCCGCCTACGATGTTATCATGCGGCAGCCGAAGGAGGGGGAGTTCGTCTTTTCGATTTGCAACCGCCATCAGCCGGACTTGTTTCGCCGGACGGTTAAACGCCTGAGAAAGTTGTCGGGCGTCGCTGACTTCCATTTGCATCTTACGCGCCATAAATTTGCGACCGACCTCATCCGGGCCGGGGTGGACATCGTGACCGTGAGCGCGCTCCTCGGTCATTCGGCGGCCATGACAACGCTCCTCTACGCCCACCCAAGCGCGGAAAGCAAGCGAAAAGCGATTTCGCTTCTAAGGCCCGTAGAATGCGATTTGCGGGCCGAACAGGAAAAAGTGTCCCGTTCCACGTATAATGCGTAGAAAACGCCTCCTACGCGAAATTTCGAGCCATAGACCCCATTCCTAGCCCTAAATTTCGGATGTTGGACGCATTCCCCGGACACGGGCCGTTTTTCTCGCCGGACACGCCCTCCCCTTTCTATGGGGAAAATAAACGCGCCCGGAGAGATTCGAACTCTCGGCCCTCGGATTCGAAGTATGATGGACTATCAGGGTAGGCCCCCTCTCCTCCCCCGTCAATATGGCGCAAACCGATGCAAACCGCGTCAAAGTGAAGCATCAAATTGGGCCGGGGGTGTCCGCTTCGCCCCGCCTGATGAACGGAAACTTCGTCCCTATGACCTACGCCGTCGGTCACGCGGGAGGACGCGGGGAAGGCGGCAGTAATCGGGAATCCCGGTCAGCGGGCAGAGCCGCCTATGCTTCTGACAGAAGTCCCGGTCGGGTATCGTAGAGTGCGGCGTCTGATGCCGACATTGGTCGCAACGGTCTATCCGAATCCACCGGGCAGTCATCCATCAAGCGGTACGCTTCCAAAAAAAGCATGTGATGTAGGGCTGAACGACGCTCATGGCGGAGTGGTTCGAGGGCTGAGTCACGGAGTGCGAGAGAACCGGGGTCTGATGGGTGTGGGCCGCAAGCGTCAGCGTCGATGAGCTCGTCCCCCGCTGAGTCGAGCCCGCGCTGGCCGCGCCCGTTGCCGCTGCCGCGTGGTTGCCGACGGCCGCGCCCTCATGCGCACTCGGGGTCGAGGTCTTCGCCCCGCCCGTCTCCTCCGCCGTGTCGAAGTCCGGGTCCGCCGCGTCGAGGCCGACGAGCACCCGACCCGCGCCGAAGGCCGTCCATGTCCCGTAGCCCAGGAACGTCGTCGGGTTCACGTTCACGACGGAGAGGAGGACATAGCCGACCGGGAACTCGAACCCGCCCTCCCCGGCCGGCCCTTGCGGACCCGTGAGATGCGGTCCCGTGGGCGTCCCGTCTACCGTCAAGCGGTCCGCGTCGCCGCCCGTCCCGAAGGCCACGACGGGGGAATGACCGTCCGTCCCGTCCGCGCCGGCGGGCCCGGGCGCCCCGTCAACTCCGTCATCATAATCGACACCCTTGACGGGCGTATAGCCGTCTGCCCCCGCCGGACCCGGTGGCCCGGGGATGGGTTCCCCGCCCGTTCCGAGTTCCTCCACGGGCCGGGTTGTCCCGTCACTCTGGACGATTATGTCAATGTCAACGACCGATGGTTTCTTTATCATGGCCCTACTCCGTAGCGGGTTCGAGTCCGTATGCGCTGACCTTCAGAGTCTTGCCGCCGGCAACCTTGTTCTGGAACTTGAGGTAGCCCGCCTCGAAGTAGCAGTTGTAAGTTGCGGCGTGGTCCTTCGTCGTGCTGAATAGGGGGTTGACGGAGATGGCCGCGCCCCCGCCGTTCTCCACGCGCCAGACCCCTATGGCGTTGTCCTCCGATATCCCGACGATGACGATGCCCATGAACGTCGCATCAAGGGCCGTCTCGATGATTTGGTCGAGGGCGAAGTCCGTGTTCGGGATGACGGGTCCGGCGACGTTCCCCAAAGTTGCCGCGAGTTTGACAGCCACGCTATTCCTCCGTCCATGTCCCACTAATATCCAGCTTGTACCACTTCCCCGTAGCGAGACAGCCGAGGACGAGATAACTTCCAACAACGGCGTCACTCGCCAAGTAGTCGCCGGCGGTCCCCGTGAGGACCATGATCTGCTCCGTCCCGTTCGGGTCAATGGTGATGGCAAAGGCGGCCTCGACGTAGAACGTTATCTTCATCCCGACGACAGCGGCCGGCAGGTCGAAGTGGACCCCCGCCGTCGCGCCCAGGTTCGTCAGCACCCAACCGTTGCAATGCTCCGCCGTGACCGCTACCGGGGTCGTTGTATAGTTCGCTATGTTCATGGGTACGCTCCTCATTTCGCAAGTATAGGTTGCCGTCGCGTTCTGCAAATCGACGCCGACGATTATCCCGGTGACGGTCTGCAACGCCCCGCCCGGCGTGAAGGCTATGTTCCACTCGATGCAGTCGCCCGGCTCGAGCGGCATGACGCAATGGGGCACGGTCAGGCTCGCATACCACTTCGGGTCTTTCCGGTCGGCAAGGATCTCCGCCGCCATCGCGTCTATCGACGCCTGGTCTTGGAACAGGTCGTTCGTTATCGTCTCCGTGTGTTCGCCGTTCGCCGTGATGGAGGTCGAGTCCGAGGCCGTCCCCGTCCATCGGCTCGATTTCTTGTCCTCCCGCGTCTCATACATGGCCTGCTTGATGCCCTCGACGACGACGCGGTTCCGTATCTGCGCCAACTCCTGATGGTCGTCAAGCGCGCCGAGGTGCCCGAAGGAGGTAAAGGAAAAGTCTACCTCCCCGCCCACGGGCGCGGGCTTGAAAGTGGGCGTCCCGTCGTAGGCGAACCAGAAGCGGTAATTGACGCGCTCGCAGAGCTTCTGGATGGCCGCAAGCGCGGTCGTCCCCGCGTCGAACCAGACCCGGTCGATAGTGACGCCCGTCGCCTCGTAGTCCATCGCCGCAAGCGCAAGGGCCTGACTCGCATAGAGCCCGGCCGCGACGAGGATATCCGCGACGACGTTCTCAAGCGTCTGGTCCGTGTAGTAATAGATGATGAGGTTGTCGGTCCCGACGGCGATTATCTTCTTCTCCGAGAAAGTGAGCAGGTTCGTCGCCTCGTCGAAGGTCCATTCGTTGTTCGCCGTACCGAACCAGATGGCCGCGCCGTCGAGGGTCGCCAGGTATGGGCCGTTCGAGGCCATCGGCAACTCGTAGGGCGCGTTGATGGCGTCGCCCGTTATCGGCTTGATGGAGATTTGGTCGATGCCGCACCACGGGGACCCGGCCTTGACTTGGTCGGACATACGGAAAGTCATCCGGGCCGTCGTCGTCTTCGGGCAGACGAATTGAAATGTGGCCGTTGTCCAGGTCGACGAGGTCAGGTTGGCGATGCTACCCCAACAGAGCCCGGTCCCGCTTTCGTAGATGTAGCAGGAGAGGCGCGAACCAAGCGCGTGCGTCGCGTTCGTCCGAACATATTTGAAGCTGACAACGTAAGTGACGCCGGCTGTGAGGCTCCCGACGTTGTCATCATAGGTGACGGGTGAGTCGGCAATGTCCTCCGGGGCAAGTTTCCCATAGTAGGTCGAGCCACCCGCACCCGACGTCACCGAGACGAAGGTCCCGTCCGAGGTGACCCAGTTCGTGACGTTCCCGGCCTCGTTGACCCCGATCTCCATCGCGTCCGCCTCGGCGTAAATCTCCGAACCTAGCACCATGACGGAGGCGATGGTTGAATACGTCGCCGACGAACCCCAATAATTATTCGGGCTTCGAAGTTCGAAGTCCGCCAGCCGCTTCGAGTAGTCGCAACCCGTGAGGGAGACGGTCCGCGCCCCGTGGTTGAATTTCGGCGCGTCCATGTAGCCGATGAGTCGTTGCCAATAGTAGACGGTGCCGCCGAAAACGCCGCCGATGGAGATGCGGACTTGGCGGCCTATGCGGAAGTAGTCCTTATACTCCGACGTGGGGTGAAGCGGGTGGAATATGCCGCCGGGGTTATGAATCTCCGCCGACCACGTTCCGGCTATGACCTCGGGGGTCTTGCCCGCGCCCGAGGGAGTGACGGAGATGGACTTGAGGCCCTTCGCGCTTGAGTCGAACGTTCCGCCGTCAAGCGTTGCGGTCGGGTCTTCCGTGAAACTTCCGCCGTCAAGCGTCGTCCCGCCCGCCGCAAGGAACGTCGCGCCGTCTATGACCGCCGCGCTGAGCGAGCCGACGAGCGAACCGATGTCAATCCATGAGCCGTCAACGTAGACCTCGAACTTATAGCGAACCTGCTTGACTTTCGCCAAGAGGTTTGTCTGCGTGAGCGGTGAAAAGGATTGCACAGGTTAAGCACCTCAGTTGTAGTAATAGATGATTCGAATTTCGCCCGTCGCCCCGAGCCTGTTCTTGACGATGGCCCCGGTTCCGCCGTCGTAGACGCAGAGCGAACCGTCCGTATCCGCCGCCGCCGTGTTCGTCGAGCCGCTTATCTTCGTAACCGTGCCGTCGGCCTGGACGAGCCACATTCCCGCCTCGGCGTTGCAGGAAACGAAGACTATGCCGCTTGTCGCGTCGGGAAGCGTGACCGTGCCGTCGTCGGCCAAATCGTCTTTTTGGTAAACGTATTGAAGCGTCGTCCCGGTGTCGGAACGCATGCCGAAGATGCCCCCGCCCTCGGTGCGGAAGTGCGGTCCGGCCTGGCCCGCTACGGCCCCCGCGTCGGCGGAGTATTGCTGGAATGAATCGGCGGGAGAAGTGGTCGGGGCGGTGCCGGTTTTCTGTCCAATAACACCGACGCCATTTGTTCCGACGGTAGCTCCGGCCACAAGAACATCTTTTGTGATGTGGGTATGGTCGAAGGTGGGGCCAGCCGTACTATCAACGGCCTGATCGAATTTTACGATTGTCCCATTTTCCGTAATAAACTGTGGGCCGTAATTCCCTGCCGCTATGTCTGCCCCATACATACGGTAGCAATCGGAACCAAAGTTGGGGCCAATCATAATCTTCGTGGTCGGGGTAAGTATCCCCGAGTCTATGGCAAATGGATAAGTAGCCGCTTGGAATATATTGTTTGATATATTTATGTTATCCGTATAAGTGGCACCATAAATCCAAACATTATTTTGAGTCCATGCCGTTACCCTGTCATCATAAAAAGAATTGCCGATAACATTGGCATATCGGCATTCATACAGGCGCAGGGCGGCGTCCGAATCAAATAACCCCCGGCCGGGGTCTTCCAGCATATTATAAAAGATGTTGTCGCTTATGGTGATATTCTCTATGTAGTTATTTAGCCAAACCGGATCTTCGCAATTATCAAATATGTTTTTTGATATGATCACATTGCGAGCAAACGCCGTCACGCTACCGCCAACCCTAACTGGTTGACCGCAAGTTTTCAAATTGTTATTGGTTATAGAAATGTTTTCAACTTCGTAATTTACGCCGCCAGCCGTTAGCCGGATACCGATGATGCCGTAATACTTTACTGAATAGAGATTATTCCCTGTAACAACAGCATTTTTGCATCCGTTCACGCTAATGCCGGATTCTGTTATTAGCGGAGTTTCGCCAAAATATCCCATCCCATAAATGAAATTCCCAGCTATATATATTTCATCGCTAGATGGACACCCAATGGCCGTATCGCCAAACTTTTCAAACAAACAGTTGATAACATAGACGCGCTCCGAATGAGTGGTCAAGTGGACATCCACGGAAATCGCGTTGCCTCCATTAGCATCGGGGTTGAGGATACCACATTCAAAGAAATGGCAATTACGGATATACGTTTCTGTGCTTCCGCGAATATCTATGGCCCTATCTCCGCCATTGTCAAACCGACAGTTTTCTATCTGCGTCCTTCTAGCCAGGGTCGTACGAATGCAAACTGAATATGTTGCTACTCCCTGATTTGCTTCATCGCCATCGAACTTCATATTAAAGAACGAAACATTCGTTGCCCCAGACGTGACGTTAAACATTTGGGCCGAACCAGGTGCCTTATGTTTGACAATGGTCGATTCCCGGTCTGCCCCCATTATTGTTGTGTTGCTATATACCGTGACCGTGTCAATGATATATGTCTTGTTCGCGGCAAATAATAATAAACCGCCACCGCTTGCATTTATGGCTGTAAGAGCCGCCTGAATCGCCGTCGTATCATCCGTAACGCCATCGCCCTTCGCGCCATACATCTCCGGCGTGATGTAGTCGCCGTGGACGCGGATGTTCCCAACGCTCGAACCGATGTAGAGTTCGCGGGTGTCCGTCGCAAACCCCAACTCTCCCGCCGTGAGCGCGGGCAGGTCGGCCTTGAGTCCCCGCCGGACGAGGATTTTGTAGGTCTGCCCGATTAGGCTTGATGACGGGGCCATGATGAATTGAATCCCGGCCACGAGTGCCAGGAGAGCCAATAAGGTCGTGATTTTCTTTTTCATTTCCAACTCCTAAAGGACTTCCCTCGGCGTCAGGCTCAGGGTGTAGCGCGCCACGTTATCCCCCCGTCCCCTTCAGTTCGATTGAGAACTTATAGAGGATCGTCGCTTGCCCCGTCGTCTCGGCTATGGGGACGCAACTCCAGGCCAGGACGACGACCGGATAGGCCACGCTATCAACGTACTCATTGATGTAACTCAGTTCTTCGTTATAGCCGACGGCGGTCAAAAGCACTTCGACCTGTGCCCACGTCAATTCGTCGAACTCAAGCCGGAATGCGCGGGGGTGATAGGTGTCGATATTGAAACTCGATGAGCCGTCGAGCATCTTCTCTTCGCTGACGTTCTTCGTGCATTCGGTCGGTATCTCCACGCCCGCGCCGGGAGCGTACTTGATGTCGGGAAGCGTGACTTCCGCGCCGAGGAGACCGAGCTTTATGACGGCCATCATCCCCTCCCCAACTTGAATCCGCGAAGGCGGGCCTGGGCCTCTAATTCGCGGAAGATCGTTGCCCCGTCTACCGTGCGGGTCGTGTGAACATGAATCCCGCCGTTGAGAGTGAACGACCCCCCCGCCATCGCCGGGACAAGCCCGCCGCCCAGGGCTTCGCGCACGGCCTGCTTAATCATGCTCTTGGGGGCGACAACCTCCGGCTCATTCTCGGCTATCTCGTAGGATGCCCCGGTGTCGGCCAGGAGCTTCGTCCGCCTCGTGAACACTCCGCCCTTGGCGAGGGGAATGGGCTGGGCGGCGATAAGCCCGACCTGAATCCAACCCAGGGCTTCGATGATGGCCGACCACGGGATGCCCAGGATGAACCCGCCCTGGGCCATCGCTTTCGCCGCCGCCTCGTGCGTGCTGATGATGGCGTTGGAGATGGCGATTGCCTTTGTGCTGAGGCCCAGGGCACGCGTAGCCTTCCTTCGCTTTGCGGCAAATTCATCATCGAGTTTGGCGATGGCCTGTTGCCGAGTATCCTCATCGGTGATATTGGCATTAATCGCGGCGAGCCGCTTATTGTATTCGTTGTCGATGGCGATCATCCGGTTCGCCGTGCCTTGCTGGATAACCAGGTCCAGGCCGGCGAGCGCGGAACCGGCGGTCTCGGCAAACTTCTCCCACGGGTCGGCCGCCCCCGCGATTTCCTTCTTGAGCTTGGCGATCTCCGCCCTGAGTTTTTTGACTTCACTTGTCGGCATGGCGTCGCCGAATCTACGCAGTTGTTCTTCCTTTGCCCGGAGGTCTTTTTCGAGGTCAACCTTCAAGATGAGGCCCACGCCATTGGCCGCATCCCCGGCCGCCTTCCTCATCGCCGCAAATGATTCGTTGAGTTCCTTGTCTTCCTGTGTCAGACCCGCCGTCACGCCGATGGCCCCGCTGACGGTTTCGCGGAGCGACTTGAACTTCTCAACCGTCGGCTCCATGTGAATATCCACCTCACCCATCATGCGGAGCCAGCGGACTTCTTCGGCAAGGGCCTTTTGGGATTCCGTCAAGGGGAGATTTAATTTTTCCAGGGACATTCGGAGCTTGTCGATATACTCTTCCATTTTCCGAATGCCCTCTGGCGTCGCCTCTCCCGTTTTGATATAGGCGGCCAGGGTCTTCGTGGCGGTCTCTATCTTCTCGCGTATCTCGCTGCTGAATGCGGCATTCTGGGCGGTGAGTAATTCCTTCTGTTCCTTCGTGAGGGCGGCAATGCCCGTCGCCACAACTTTCGCCGCCCATCCCATCTTTATCCAAAGCTCCTCTCCGCGCTCGTAGGCGTCGGCGATATTCTTTGCTTCGAGGTTCGCTTTCGCTTGCGCTTTGGCGAGGATGAGCAGGGTCGGGGCAAGGTCTTCTTCGATTATTTGGGCGACGGTGTTGACGACAAGCATGAACACGCCGAGCGGCCCCGACGACCTGTTTGTCGCCTCGCTGAATTGGTCTATTACAACCTTGATGAGGGTCAGGACTTCTTTGAACGCCTCTGCATTCAGAATGACTTTGCCAATATTTTCCCGCACGTCATCGAATGAATGTTTGATCTGGGCGAGGCGTCCGGCGAACGTATCCACCTCGGCTTCCGCCCGCTGATAATCTTTTGCCAATTCCCTTGCCATCGCCGCATGCTTCTCGCCCTCGGTCGTCGCGTCACGGATGGCCGGGATAAGCATCCCGAGTTGTCGATAGTTCCCCTGAAAGCCCTGCGCAACGGCGCGGGCCGCGCTCTGGAGGTCCATCTGATAAACTGACGCAAGGCCGACGGCTCCCCGCGTCGCCTCGTCCACCTGTTTTGTTTCGATGCCCATCTGAATAATCAGGGCTTGGGCGGACTTAATGGCCTCATCGTCGTATTTCGTCTTCCGTTGGAGTTCTGCGGCATACCGCTTGAAGTGTTCGGCCGAGTATCCGGCGGCCCGGCCCGTAATCATCAGGGCCGCTTCCAGGGCTCGGTCTACGCGCTCCGCTTCAATCGCGGCCTCGATGCTTGCGACAAATTCGTCCTTGAGGAACCGGACGCCCCCACGAATTACGTCGGCCGCCAGACTCGCGGCGGTGAAGGCCGGGATGAGGTTTCCCGTTAACTGTTGCCCGAAACTTTTTGATTCCTTCCCGGCCGCCCCGGCCCCCTTGCCGAGTTTAGTTACCTCATCATCGAGCCGCTTGATAGAGGTGACGGCCCCCTGGTCGTTGACCGTCACGGTATATTTGATATCGGCCATTCTATTTTCCCATCCTGTCCTGTGCCTTCTCCATCGCTATCCTTGCGAACGTGCCATGAATTAGGTTGAACGCCTTGAGAAAAAATTCCCCGGCAACGTCTTCGAGGTCCGGCCAGAAGCGCGGGACAAGCCCGGCCTCGATAGTCGCGGGCGTGACTTTATCCAGGTACCACATCCAGCACTCTCCCTCGAACGCGGTCATCCGCCCGGCGGCCTCCTCCAACCGGCAGTTGACGCATGGCCGTTTCGCCTCCCCTACCCCGTGCTTGTGTTTTTCCGGCTTCTGTATCAGCCGCCAGAAATCCCCGTAGAGCGCGAGGTAGCCCGTCAGTTTTTTAGGAAGTTCTCCGCGTCGGCGGCGTAGACCGCAAGTTCGAGGCCGAGGAGCCCTTTCTTGTTCTTGAGCTTTGTCCCGAGCAGGCACCGGAGATATGTCGCGTGGATCTGTTTCGTCTCCTCGGTGCAGGGAATGGGCTCCCCGTTGTCGGCCAAGTCCCACTCCTGGATGGCGTCAAGCACCATCTCAATGAAGGTCGAGGAGCGCGAGCGGTCGCCCTCCTCGATGTTCAGCCCGGCCATGCCCGTGATGGGCCGGACCTTGAACTTAACGACGGGCGGGTCGAGGATGTCCGTTTCAAGCTCGAAGGTCAGCCATTCGGAGAGCGGTTTCAGGTTCTTGATGTTTCCCATGTCGTACTCTTAGGTCGTATAGGCGGCGGCCCTGGTGTTCGTGATGGTGAGGTAGGGGCGCGTGTACTCCATTCCACTCGGCGCGGCGGCCGCTTCCTCGGCAATGAATGCCGAACCGGCGTCCATGATATCAGCCAGCTTCACATCCGGGGGGCCGGTGAATTTGAGCCGGGGATAGTAGAGAGACAGGCCGTAGGTGTGCGTCCCCGCGATGACCCGCCCGGTGAACGTCGCCGACAACTTCATGGCGGTGATGGCGATGAACGAGGCGAGGTAGGCGACCCTGGCCGCGTCAGCCTGGGGGAAGCGAAGCTTGAGCCCGATATTGAAATTGCCTTCGACGGGTTGGGAGATAGCCGCCCCGCCCATGATGTGTTTCGCGTCCATCGTCCGGTCGAACTCGGGGTTGAAGTCGCTCACGTCAACGTTGTCGCCGCTGTCGAGCGCGTCGCCCGCCTGGGTGTTCATGCGCAGGACGCCTTCCTGGAAGTTCACGAAGTCAAGGTCGGCCTCGGCCTCGGGCGTGAGCGCGTCCATCTCCGTCTCCGTGTTGACGACCGACGTGGCGATGAGGTTATTGCCGCGCAAGGTCAGGGCTCCGTGAACGAGCCCGTCGGCCACGGAGAGGGCGAGCTTCATGGGGATGACGGACGGGATGGCCCAAACCGCGCCGGGCCGGAGAGTGGCGAAGGTGAAGGGCGGGGTTGCGGCGTTGGCCCATTGGAAGGTGTGGACGTAGGCGACGCCCACGGCCACGGTGTCCGCCGTGTAGGTGGCCGCCCCGGTGTCGTCGGCGGCGTCGGAGAATCCGGCGAGAACGGAGATGTCAACCGCCTTGTGCACGCCCGTGTTCCAATGAAGTCCGAACGTGCCGGACGCGGCGATGGTGAACTTCTTCGTGGTCGCGCTGAAGGTGACGGTGAAGGTCAAGGCCCCGGCGACTTCGAGGGCCGCCTTGATCGCGGCGCAGAGAGTCGTTGCGGTGTAGGAACCGCTGGCGATGACCGCGCTGAGTTCTCCGGCCCCCTCGTCGAAGTCGACGTAGTTATTCGTCGCGTCGATGACGAAGAGCGGGTCGGGTAGCCCGGTCGTGCCGAAGAGCGATCCGATGAGCGAGCCGACCGAGCCCGGCATGTAGTTCATGTCGAACTCGGGCGTGAAGTCGATGGCGTCCTTCGCGGCCAGCCGCCCGCCCGTGGGCATGACGCGCCCGATGGCGATATAGGGCTTGTACGCCTGCTTTAACTCCGGGTCTCCATCCTTCGTGACGAGCATTTCGTCGCCCGCCGCCATCGCCGCTTCCACGTTCCACGTCGTTTGTTTCGCCCCGCACTTGTAAAATCTCTGTGAGGGGTAGGTTTCGAGTGCCATGTTTGTTACCTCCTCCGGTCAATGCCGGTGATTTTCATTTATAGACTTCTCCAATCGCCCCGGATGTGAGCGATGAATC